AGAAAATTTATTTTTAAATACTAATTTTTTTGAATTGCTAGAAGCAAGAGCTGGAGAAGAAGGATTAGATACTTTAACTAATCTAATGGAAACTCGCGGTACTCACACCGCAGAAGTCGACACGATGTTAAATGCGTACATAAGTGATTTCATCAATAACAACGAACTTAGAATTAGAAGACTTCCAAGTCCCGGAATGCCACCAGCTGGATTAACTAAAGAAGCAGCTGATGAGTATACTAAAAAAGTCGAAGACTTAGAAAAATTATTTAAATCTCATGGCTTTATGAAAGAAAGTAGGTCAATGACCGCTTTTGAAAAATTTATGAGAGCAAGAATTAGACGAAGCAGTGCTGTAACTCCAATAACAAATATATCAGATATGACTAGAATATCTGATGATGTATTTCAATTCCTTAACACAGAATCTGGAATGCAAAAAGTATCAATGTCAGTTAATCCTGATTATTTAGCAAGACTTGAAAGTCAAGGAATTAATCTTGGTATCAACGCAGGTAATTTATCCGACGAAGCATCTGCGGGAAGAATCTATTTTGATTCTGAACGTGGTAAATATGTGTTTTCAAATTTTGAATCTAGAGGAGTTGCAGGAGCAGGAGCAGGATTTCAGGAACTTGATACTGGCGCAGTAAATAAAGCTTTTAGTTTTGCATTGGGTGAAGCTAAATCAGGAAAAGCTGTATCTGAGAATATTCCTCTTGGAATTGGTAGATCAATTTCTGTAAATCCAAGCACTGAAGCTTTATCTAATATTGGAATAACCGAAATAGAGGCAACAGAGTTAGACCAAATGATGCGTGCCAGAAAGGGTCTTCAAGATCTTGGAACTCCTAGATCATTGTCAACAGATGTAGCTGGTTTATCTGAGGCACTAGGTACTACATCAGAATTTTATGGACTAAGGGGTGGCGGATTTGCTCCAGCAATTGTTGGAGAACAAACTGCTAAGTATGCGCAAGCATTGATAGATAGAGGGCTACCTTATGCCACTTATGATGTTAGAAGTAGAATACTAGCTTCAGCAGAAGCTAAAGCTACTTCAAAAATAGGTCAAACTTTAATAAACAGAATGTCAGCAGCTGGAAGCGCCACTCCATATTCGGCACTAAAAGGAAAAGATATAAGTAAGTTGTCTGATATTGGTATTCAGTTTACAATGGCTCAAGGTAAAGAAAGAATTTTTGGCTTAAAGAGTAAATCAAAAACAGGACGCATTTTTGATATAGCTGAAAATTCATATTTTAGAACTCCAGTTACTGGCACCCCAGTAAAAGCAAAGAGGGTTATTGTCAATGCAGATGACTTATCTCAACTTATGATAAGAGAATTTAACGAAGACGGAAGCATAAAAAATGCAACTAAATTTGGAAGTAAAGAATTTACAGAAAATGCAAATTTAAATAGATTTGTAGATTCAACAGTTCAGGCAGCAGACGCAGAATTAGGAGCAACAATAAACAGAGCATTTGTTCCAAAAAATTTATCTAAAGAAACCGTTGAAGATTTAGCTGAGCAAGTTTTATCCGGAAACATTAGAGCATACAATAAACTAAGGTCAACAGAGGGATCATTTGTTACTAAAACCGTACAAGAAGAAGCAGAAGCTTTAGCTAAAAATATTTTTGGTGATCAAGATTTAACTGGAGAAGGTTTAAAGCAAAGGATGAATCAGTTATCTGAAATGGCCCTACTTACAACGCGAGAAGCTAGAGAAGATAAACTAAGATCTTTTGCAGGGAAAGCAGATCCAGATACTATCGTTAATGCTTATAGGGCTACTGTTAAAACGGTAGCAGAGACCATAGGTGAAACTGGTATTGTGGGAATGAAAATAACCGGCGATGCAGCAGTAGAAACAATAAATGAAGCTAGATTAGCTCAAGGTATTTCTGGAGTAAGAGATACTGACGTAGCATTAAAGGGCAGAACTCATAGGCTAATTGACACGTTTCAAACTGAAGATGATGGCGTAATTGGTTTTTCGATGTCTGGATCAGTAACCGATGATATGGATATGGCATCTAGGACTCTTTTGGGTGAAGCAGCAGATGCTGGAGTAGCAAGAGCTGCAGAAGACGCAGCTGCACGAACAGCTCTAGTTAACTCTGCATCACTCGTAGAGGATATTACCCCAACTCTACCAGGTCTTACTGAGGGTGAAAAAATTGCCAGCGATGCAATAGCTGTAGGTAGAAGATTATATGAATCAAACAAAGGAAAGTTTGCATTGGGAGCTTTAGCATTAGCTGGGGCGGTCACTGGATATAAAATGGCTAAAAGAGGAAACGAAAATGATCTTTATGACGCTACTATGGCACCAGCACCAATTGAAGAAGGGCAAAGACCTTACGGTATACAAGAAGCTTTAATGGGTAATGGTCAAACCTCTAGGAGAAGAGATCCTTTATTTACAGCTGGTGTTGTAGGAAATTTAGATAGACAAAAAATAGGTCACACATCAATGGGTTCTAATAAACACAGTCACTTATTTGGAGATAGGTAAATGTCACTTTTATCAAGCATAGGCAAAACCTTATATAAAGGAGCTACGACTAAAGTCGGTGCAGCCGCAATAATAGGTGGTGCAGCTACAGCAGGTCTTGCTAAGAATGCTGCACCAGCTGCAAGAGATGCAGCAATGGATATTGCTTTTGGTGACCCTAATGCAGATGAATCTTTTCTTGGAAGAAAGTTAACACCAGGAGCAGTTTTTGATGCAGCGGTTCCAGGTTCTAGTTCAGGCAGAAACACGATTGCTGGTATTGGCTTAGGCGCTACACTAGGAGGTGTTGTTGGTGGTATGGCTAAAGGTTTTAAAGGTGGAGCATTAGGAGCAGCATTTGGAGCAACAGCTGGATTGGCAGGAAGCGTTGCAATGGGAGCTGGTTACATAAGTAGAAATGAAAGATTTATAAATGAATCACCATATCTTGGAAAAAGAAAATTAAATAGAGATATGAGTTATGGCGGACAAAGAAACTCATCTTTACAAACCGCACAAGAGTTGAATGCAGATGGAAACATAGTTCTCGGTATGCATAACCTCAGGAGAGGTGGTTAAGCATGAGTGACATGAGTGGAATGGTTGATGAGGCAGCTCAAATTCCAGGAGTAATGGGCAATATATTAGGTGCAGCTGAAGCAACAGCGGGAATACAAAATCCACTTTTATTATTTGGTTTCGGTGCATACAGAGCTCAAAACACAATCCTTAAAGGTGGTTTCTTAGATAATAAGGGAGGACGTGGATTAGCTGCTAGATCAAGAGCAAAGTTTAGACCTTTTATAGGAAACTCCCTAGACCCACTTGGACCACAGGGCGCAAGCCAATTTGTTGGAGGAACAAGACTTAGGCCAACGAGACAAAGTCTAAGTCAGGGAAGAATTTTTACTTCCACTAGAAGAGGAGAACGTTTAGCAAGAGGACGGAAGAGCTGCAGTTAGATCTGGTGTAGACGATCTAAACAAAGTAGGGTCTAACTTTAAGAGATTTAGAAGAGCAAACTTAACTGCAGACCCTAGAGCATTTTTTAGAGATCCAAACCTTTCTCGATTTGGAGCTGGTTACAATAGAGGATTTATGGCACCCAATGCCGGTGGAGCATTAGCTTCATTAGGTAATATGATAACAAGAACATCAAAAGATTCAACACCAGCATTTAGTGGTGGAATCGTTGGTAGAATGGGAGCTATAACTAAATTAGAAAGAAGAGCCGCAAAAAATGCAAGTAGTAGGGCTGTTCTACGTGGAGATTTAAATCTAGCAAGAATAGCCAGGATGAATGGTAAAGGCTTGATGGCTAATGTTACCAGAACTGGAATGCTAGTAGACTCTGCAGTTGGTTATGCAGCAAGTAACATTTCAGTAACAGCAACACCATTAGCAGGATTAGTTGGTAAAGCAGCTGCGGGAGAAGCCCTAACTGTTGGTGAGCGCAGATATATGACAACGATGGGTGTTAATGCTACGAAATCAAGAAGCTTTATGAACGCATTATTGACATCTGGTGGTGGAGCTGAAATGCGTACTGCAATGGGAACTTCTGGATATAAAACTTTTGCAACAAATGTAAATAATTTGATGCCAGGAAGCACAGGTCCTACTCTTTCTGGAATTAAAACTATTCAAATGACAGATACAGCTGAAAAATTAATTAGACCATTATCTGGAGCTCTTGAGAAAAATGCTAATTTAAGAATGTTAGCAAGTAGTAGAGGACTAGCAGCAAGACACGGTGCTGCTTCTCTTGCTACTGAAATAGTTGATAAAGGAATTCTTAAATCTCTTGGAACAAAAGGTGCCATGACCGCAGTTAAGCATGGTGGAGCTAGAGTTGGTTTAGCTGTAGCTGGAGAAGCTGCATTGGCAGCTGTTCCTGGTCTTAACTTAATATTTGCAGCAGACATGGCTTACCAGTTAGCTAAGCTTGGTGGATTAGCTGTTAAAGCTGGAATTAACTTTGGTAAAGACGGAATGAAGTCAATGCAAGGTAACATGAATAGCGGAATCTTTGGAGCAGGATATAAAGATGATGAGGTTAGAGCAACCTCTAGAGCTAGAGGTGTTGCCGCAATTCAGAATAGTAGACTAAATGCTAGATCATTACTTGGATCAGAGGGTGCGATGATGGCTTCGCATTTCGGGTAGAATATATCATGGATAAAACTAAGGAATTTCGCAAAAGATTAGAAGGTCTCTCTAGAGATGATCTTTTAGAAATTATTAATGCGCAAGATCCAGAATATTCAAAACAGGTTAATAGAATTGAATGGGTTTTTAAAAATAAACTAAGCCATATAAATTGGGCTGATGGTACACCAGTTGAAGGTAGAGAATTTACAAATAGAGAATTATCCCTATTGATTGACGAACCTTTTGAAGTTGATAACAATTTATTAGACATGCGGAATATCAGCTGATCAACAAAGACAAATACATATATCTAAAGATCCATGTAGATGGGCTAAACATTTTCTTGGAGCAGAAACAAGAGTTTATCAAACTTTGATTTTACGTGACCCAGCATTAAGAAAAGTATTAAGAGCAGGTCGTCGTTTAGGAAAAACTTTCAGCATGGCTATTGCTTTGCTTCATTATAGTTATACCCATAAAGATGGAAGATGTTTAGTTATTGCTCCAATGAAATCTCATGTTGAATTAATTTATCAAGAAATTCTTAGACTAGCTTCTAAGAATGAAATAGTTATGAATTCAATTACAAGAAAAGTAACTAGTCCTCAATTTATGATTCAATTTTCTAATGGTTCTACGATTAGATTCTTTACGTCAGGCATGCGTTCAGGTGGCAAATCAGACGTAGCTCGTGGTCAGGAAGCGCATGTAATCGTGTTGGACGAAATGGACTACATGCACGCAGACGACCTTGACGCGCTCTACGCGATGCTACAGAAGACCGCAGAAGATCAACCGGACAAAGTACTCATTGGAGCTTCAACGCCAACTGGTAGAAGAGAAAGATTCTGGGAATGGTGCAGAAGCGCTAGATTTCAAGAGTTCTGGTTTCCATCGTATTGCAACCCTTATTTCTCTAAAGAACAAGAAGATGAATTTAGAGAGCAATACTCAGAGATGGGTTATCGTCATGAAATTGAAGCAGATTGGGGTGAAGACGCAGAAGGTGTATATCCTAGAAAGTTTATAGACAAAGCTTTCATAGAACCATCTTGGGAATATACTCCTGAAATACAATCAGCTAGATCATTTTATACAATTGGAGTTGACTGGGACAAATACGGAGCTGGAACAAACATAGTTGTATTAGAAACCTGTAATGAAAACTATGAAGACGAGAGATTTAGAAATAAAGTTAGAGTTGTATATAGAGAAGAAATTCCTAAGTCTGAATACACATTAACTAATGGAGTCAATAGAATTGTTGAATTAAATGAATCTTTTCACCCAAAGCACATTTATGTTGACCGTGGATACGGAGAAGTTCAAGTTGAGCTACTTAGAAAATATGGAACGGAAAACCCAAAATCAAATCTTAGAGATAGAGTTAAGGGAATAGGTTTTGGTGAATCTATAGAAATAAGAGATCCATACACTAAGCTTCCAATTAAAAAAGAAATTAAACCATACATGGTAGATAACTTAACTCAGTATCTTGAAAGGGAAGCTATTTTGTTTCCAGCTTCAGATGAAGAGCTTTATATGCAGTTGATTTCATATGTTGTTGTTAGAACCACTCAAATGGGAAGACCTATATTTGAAGCTGGTGGATCAGCCATGGATCACGCGCACGATGCCCTAATGCTAGCACTTCTTGCTATAACTCAAAATTATGGAGATTTTAGTAAATTAAAGGTAGCAAAAAATACAGAAAGTTTTTCAAATACATTCTTTATGCCGAAATCAAGCAGTATATCAGATGATGGAGAAAAAGAAACACCCGCTTCTGGTATTATGGTAACCACGCAAAGAAACGCTCCCCTAATGCCAAGTTTTGGTAAAAGAAAACCAGTAAAA